TCTTCCCGTATTCCAGAATGTTGGCGATTTTTGCGTTGCTCTCGCCGTTGCTCCTGGGTTCGGCAAAGCCGATTTTTACATCGTGGTTGCCATCACGGTTGACCCTCGGTTTTGACACGCCAAGCGCCCCCGCAAGCTGACCCGTGGATTTGGATTCTGTCTTGGTATTTGCCCCAATGACCGATTCGAGGTTGCCCCTAACCTTATCGGCGACGATTGCGCCTCCGGCTTCGAGGGCTTTGCCTGTGATTTCATCGGTCTTGTCGCCGAGCCGGGCGAGCTTCAGAAGGAAATCCTCCGGCATTTTGATATCGCATTTAGCCACTCGGTTTTACCTCCTTTGCCAGCGCCTCAATATACATTCCGCGACCCTTCACATTTTCGACGGAAGTGATCTCGAAACGTCCGTTTTCATTAACGATGTACATTGCTGTCGTTACCGTGATGCCGGGAATGACACGGAAGCAGAATAGGTCTGTTGCTTCCGAGAACTGCGCCCTGTTTGCCCAGCGTGTGCTTCCGTGTCGGCCCTCCCGGTATGCTCTCACAGATGCGAGGATTTCGTCGTGCTTTGTCGAAAAGCCCTCGCTGTCCTTGACCGTGCGTTCTTCGATGAGGTCGATAAAGGTGTTCATCTGTCCGTAGCTCATAATCACACCTTCCAGTCCCGATCAAGCCGGAGCAGCAGGTTTACTGTGTTCCATACCTGCTGCCCCGCTTGAACGCTGTCTGCAAAAAAGCCGCCCGTGCTGCCGTCCCTGGATTCATAGAAATGGGACGACAGCATGATGACGGCTTGTTCCGTGGTGGGTGGCATCGTGTGTTCCGCATACCACCCTGCCGAGATGTGCTGGTAACTTTCAGCGTAGGATACGGCGGCGGCGATATACGTTTCAAGCAGCGCGTCATCGGCGCTGTGTTCCAGAATGAGGTTTGCTTTGACTCTCTCAAGTAATGTCATATACCATCGCCGCCTTTCTTGTTACGCGCCCATCTGAAGGAGCTTGATACCTTCGTTGAGAATGACCTTGCCGTCCACGCGCTCGGTGGCAATGAAGCCCACCTGACCGTTCCCGGCGTAAAGCTCGTTCAGACGCTGTACGGTACGGCCCATACGGTCGGCAATCCAGTAGTTGGAGAAGTCGCCGAAAGCGATGGGAAGCGCGCCGGCCGCCGCCGCAGGAACATAGGGAGAGGTGTAAATCGGATAACCGAGCAGACGGTCGGGCTGTCCAGCCTGAACGCTCGGCTGCCACAGATAAGCGCCGTTGGCATCCTTCAGCTTGCGAAGGCCGGAGATAGTCACGTCTTTCATGAGGAAGACAGCGTTCCGGCGATACGGGGACTTCAGAGAGTAGATAAGGTCGATGATGTTGTCAACGGTGATAGCGGTAGGACTTCCGGCCGTTACGCCGACCTCGCCGCCGTTTGCGGTGAAGATGCCGGAGGGCTGACCCGTCCCGGTGCCGACGCAGAAGGCTTCCTCCTCGGCCACGCCGAAGGCACGGGCAAACTCCTGGGCGATGTAGGACTCAAGGTCGAACATGGAATCCTGAAGAAGCTCGGTGCTGACTTTGATGAGGTCGGTCAGCTTGAAGGCATCAATCTGCTTCTGTGCGAAGGTCGGATTGCTCTCGGTGTAGGAAGCGTTCTCTGCCGTCCACTGCGCAGTCGAATGGGTAGCGGCGATGGGGATTTTTCGCTCGGCAGAGGTGGTGATGGTTTTTGCGATGGAGCGGATGATGTTGAACTCCTCAAGCCCCGTCACAATCTGGCGCTCGAACTCCTCCGGCACCAGGAAGCCGCCATCGGTATCGATGCCTTCGCTCATGACATTGTGGAGCATGGGCTTACCACGCAGGGCGCAGCCGAAGTCCTCTTTGTACTCGGCAGAGGCACGGCCGGTCTTCTGCTCGGTACGGGCAGAGCCGGGTTTCACGGTGATGGGGTCGGAAGTGGGTTTGGTGAGTTCGGCATCGATGGCAGCTTGACGGGTAAGACGCTCGATTTCCTTGCCGAGAGCGACCACGTCCTTCTCCATCTTCTCGTAGGTGGCAGCATCCTCTGCGGACACCAGGCCGTCCGCGCCGCGGCGGGTATCAAGGAATTTCTTGGTGGCATCCCAAGCCTGGGCGCGCTTTTCGAGCAGTTCCTGAATCTTGTTCATAGTGTTATCCTCCTAAATTAGTTGTTTGATGAAAGAAAGCCGCTTCTCCAACTCATCGGCTGGCACAGGCGGCTTTACGGGTTTTGCTTTCGGGAGCTTGTTCAGCAGGGAGTTCGTTACCGCTCTCCGGCTGAACATGAAGCTGTTTTCGAGGAGAAGGTCTTGCTGCGGCGAATCGTCCTTGAAAAGGATGCCGTCTGCAAAGCCAAGCTCCACGGCTTTGTTGGCGTTGAGCCAGGTTTCCGCATCCATCATGTGGGAGATTTTCGCCCGGCTCTGGCCCGTCTTGATTTCGTAAGCATTCATGATGGACTCTTTGACTTCGCCGAGCATGGCGATAGCTTTCTGCATCTCTTCGCTGTCGCCGATGGCGACGGTGAGAGGATTGTGAATCATCATCAATGCGGTCGGGGCCATAAGGACTTTAGTGCCGGCCATAGCAATGACGGAAGCCGCCGAAGCAGCGATGCCATCAATCTTGACAGTCACATTTCCCTTGTAGTCCATGAGCATGGAGTAAATCTGACTTGCGGCAACACAGTCGCCGCCCGGCGAGTTTATCCAGATGGTCACATCGCCATCGCAGGAGAACAGTTCATCCTTGAATGCGGCAGGTGTAACGTCATCGTCAAACCAGCTTTCCTCGGCAATCGTTCCGTCGAGATAGAGGGTTCGGGCACCGGACTCTTCATCCTTTACCCAATTCCAAAACTTGTTCACTTGGTTTCCTCCGTTTCTGAAGTATTCGAGCGTTCCAGTTCAATCACCGACATAACGGCATAATTGGCAAGGTCAAGGAGTGTGTCCCTGACCGATTCGTCCTCGACCTGTGCCGCCCGTACACACAGGCTTTGAAGACGGTTAACCTTGTCGGTGATGCGCGTGACTGCGCTGATAACGCCGAGCTTTCTGAAAGTCTCACCGAAACTGTCGCCGTAGTCGGCGTTCTTTCGGCCGTAGATTTCATTAAGCTCGGCGCAGATCTCAGCGTGCCGTTCTTGTTTTGTTTTCCGTACCGTTGTTATCACCATCCTTTCCCGTGTCCGTCCCGGTCCCGGCGAACACGCCCGCATCTTCGAGTTTTGTCATCGCGCCGTTTATAAGATATAGGTCGCCGCCCTGCTCGGCGGGAATGCGGTCAAGGTTCTCAAGCTCTCGGATGTCGTTTGCGGACATCCACCCGTTCTGCCGGGCAGTAGCGTAGCCAGTCATGCGGGAGGCGTAATCGCCGCGGAGAAGACCGTCAACATTGAACTTGATGAAATGCTGCGGTTTCTCGCTCTCCGAAAGCAGGACACGACTCATGGATTGCTCCCAACGGACACACCAGGGGTCGAGCGTGTACTTCACGAATTCAAGCGACTGCTGCTCAATATTGCTGAAAGAAGATTTTTCGAGGTCGGCGAGCATATGCGGCGGCACCCGGAAGATTCGGGCGATTTCATTTATCTGAAACTTCCTCGTCTCCAGGAACTGCGCTTGCTCCGGGGAGATGCCGATGGCCTGGTACTTCATGCCCTCTTCAAGAACAGCGACCTTGTGTGCGTTTCCGCTGCCCTGGTAGGCGCTGTTCCAACTTTCCTTCACGCGCTGCGGGTCTTTGATAGTACCTGGATGCTCAAGCACACCACCGGGAGCGGCGCCGTTTGCGAAGAACTTTGCTCCGTATTCCTCGGTCGCTATGGCAAGCCCGATGGCGTTCTTCGCCATAGCTATCGGGCTGTACCCGACGAGTCCGTCGAAACCGAGTCCGGGGATATGAAGCACGTCCGAAGGCGAAAGGTATATCTGACTCGTCTTGCCGATTGCCGGAGTATCCTCCTGGCTGCGTTGGTACAGGTAATAAAGCTGCCCTTTGGAATCCCGGTCGACTTTCATTTTGTTCGGCATAAGCGGATAAAGCGCCACGACTTCGCCGCGCGCATTTCGGATGACCTGTGCGTAGGCGTTACCCCACAAAAGCAGATGCCCCATAAGAGTCTCCCGGAATACGAATGAAGTCATTTCCGGGTTCGGCTCGTCATGGAGCAGTTGGTAGAGCGGGTGGGACAGGTCTTTTTCCTTGCCGCCGCTGTCGTTGTATTTGTAAACATGGAGAGGCAGTCCGGCGACTGCTTCCGAAAGGATGCGAACGCAGGAATAAACCGCTGTCATCTGCATAGCTGTGTTTTCGTTCACAGGCTTTCCGGCTGTCGTATTGCCGAAGAAGAAGTTGTATCGGCTGCCGTTCAATGTGTTTCGGGGCTTATCACGGGAGCGGAACAGTCCAGAAAAAATATTCATAAGCGTTTACCTCCTTCGGGTCACAGAATAAGAAGACCCCGACCGTCATAAACGGAAT